CTACTGGGCCGAGGCCACCTCAACTCTGTTCTCGCTACGCTCCATACGATCAATGAGCGTCAGGTAAACCGCCTGCTGTCCTTCCAGCGTGTCCCGGACGGCGGCATACACTTCACGAAGGCTGAGGTGTCGGCCCTTACCAGTGATGAACACACTCCGGTTCGCAGCGACGACCTCGCGTCCGACGTAATCCGATGCTCGATGGGACGGTGCGCGGGCGAGGCGCCGGAGGAACTGGCGGGCGCCGCTCGGACCAAGAAAGTGCATGAGGTAAAGGTCCGTATCGGCCACCGGCCGTCGCAGAATGCAGCCTAGCCGCTCTTTCTCGGCAGCGAGGCGCGCGACGGCCATTGAAGCCGACAGTTGAGGGTCGTCCCGCAGGTCCAAAATCTGCTTCAGTAAGCGGCTGCTCCGCACCGTGACCCGTCCGGAAGCGCGGTCGGTTTTGACGGCGGCGGCATAGCGCGACAGCCCGTGTGCGGCCCCATGGTCCCGAATTACCTCAAGCCATGTATCGCGTGTGAACTGCATCAGGCCGCGCGCCGACGACGCGGGATTTTCTGCTTTGGGATCAAAACGACTTTCCCGCCACGCCAGGGCGAGCAGCAGCACTCTATCGGCCTCACGTTCGCCCGCAGCCCGCTGCAATGCGCTGAATACCTCGGCGCTGATGCTCGGCCCGCTGGTGTCCCGCGGCGCGTCCGTAGTCGCTGTCCGCACGGCACGCTGCGCCGGAGGCGGTAGCGCCCCTGCTGACCGATGCCTAGCGCCAGGAGGTGGAGGCAAATCTCGTTGTGACGAACGAGGCTCACCAAGGGCTTGGGTATCCGACCGACCGCCTTGTGATGCTAACCTTGCGGCGGGATCGCGCTGCTCTGGCGTAGCTACCTCGCCCGCAACCTTCGCTGATGGCCCATCCACGAAGAACAGCCCCAGCACTATCGCAGCGGCAAGCCGACGGGCCGATCTCAATGCCGCACTGCTATCCGCCCACTCAGCGCGAGGGGAGGCACCGTTCTGAAAACATAACAAAATGTGCTTCTCCTCCAAGGGAGCAGGGAACAGCAAGGCACCCGCCGAGGCTCGCCTTGGAGGCTCAGCCATTCGGTTCGGGCAGATCAAATTGTAGGCTGGGCCGCCCTGCACAGATTCAAGTACAGCGGGTAGCAGGTCCGGCAAACTTGGATAGAACTGCCTGCGAAGCCGGTTCGGATGGTCCTTTCTCGCAACCTTTGTTCAGCAGAGACACCTGTCCGCTGAGTAAAGCCTCAGCCCGACAGTGGTTCCTTTTGAGCTTCCGCTACAAAGGTCACGCCGCATCCGAAGGCTACTAATCTTGCGTTGTGCTGATTATTCGATTACTTCGAATAAATTCGATCTACTTCGTGTAAAGGCGATCAGTGAGTGCTGCCAACGTCCCGGGAGGCTCGCCTGCGCCCCCGCCCTGTCCAACACGTCAGCGGCGGTGAGGATCAACGTCAGCAGCCGCCCGTTCGTGTCCAGCATGACGTGGCGCTCGCGCCCGGTGATCATTTTCTCAGCAACGAAGCCACGTTCCTCGGTGACCGGCGCCTTCATCTCGCTGTCGAGTATCCCGCCTGTGGGGCTCGCCTCCCGGCCTGCCGCTTTGGGCTTGGGCATCAGCGCCGCATCTTGGAAGGTGCCGCACGAAGCGTCGGGACCAGCGCTGCGCGCCGTGTAGCGGATGCCGTTCAGCACCCTCCCGCGAATCATTAGCGGGCCTCCGCTTCCGCCGGGACGGCCTCGGCAACAGTGGCTCGCTCCGCGCCTATTCCTCGTCCATCAAGTGCGCACGTAGAGCTTCGTCTTCCTGGCAAGCTCGCCCGTCGGCTATCGGCCTCGGGTCGCTCAGGTCCATATCCCGAGCTTGAAGCACCCCCAGCCGTGTCGAGCCAAGACGTTGTCAAAAGGTCACTTACGGAACCGCCAGATCACCCCACTTAGGTGACACAAATTGGATGGAGTGATCATGATCCGGCTGTTATCTCCTCCCGGTATAGTCACGGGACTTGTGGTGCTACTCTCGGTGGCCAGTGGGATCGCGTTCGGCGCTGGTGTGGCTGGCGTGGCGCTGATGGTCGGCACTGCAAGGAAGGGGTCGCGCTCGTGATCGCGCTGCTCTATCTGCCGGTCCTAGCGACACTGCATTTTGGCGCGGGGGCAGCCCTGGGCGGCATGGCTGTCCTGTCGGCCAAGGCAATATCCGATTTGGCAAAGCGGCCCAAGGTCTAACATCCGCGTCAGAAGGTCCCGGCGGTATCAACTTCGGCGCGGTGCCTTTTGAACAAAGCAGATTGTACAGGCTGCTTCGGGGGTGTTGCCTGATCTCGTGAGCGTGATGTTCCTAGGAATCTTTGCGCTGCGTCGTCGCCGCAGCCGAGGTGGCTGACCCTGGCGTTGCGGTCTCGGCGCCACCCCAAGAACCCAGCCGACCTCTCGCTAACGGTCGAATCTGAGAATCCGACAACATCTCCGACATCTCGGAAGAATCTGGCTGACGGAACCTCCGAAATCCCAACCCTATTGTCGGCAGTCGCGGTAGGAGCAGCGCGGTGTTCGAGAATGTTGCGGTACGGCGGACTCCCTGGGCTTGGCTGGCTTTTACGGTTCTCATTGTCTCGGCCGTCAATGCTCCGGTGGTCGCCGGAGAGCGGGAGCCAACGATCCTTTCGGTCGTGGCTTCCACGCTAATGTTCGTGGGGCTGGTGTATCAGGGTATCGCCGCCAGCGGCGCAAAGAGGACGCGGAGGGGGCCACAGATTAAGCGCCCCGCATCCGGGCGATGATCTCCTCGCGCGTCATCCCGCTGAGGGACACGCGCTCGCCATAGCGCAGCGCCTCCTCGACCGTCCGCCAACTCTCCGACGAGTAGTCGATGCGCTGCATGTCGCGAGCGGCGCGGTGCGGGCAATCCTCGGCCACGCGACCGTCGGTTAGATAGTTGAGGATTTCCTCGTCGCTCAGGTCGGTCACCTCGTAGCCGCGGTCCCGGCAGGCATCCTCGTCGGCCTGACGATCCGCTACTCACGGGTGGAGTTCGTCCGCGGAGGTGCCCTCAGGTTGCCGTAGACTGGTCTCGGCTCAAGTGATGCAGTCGCCGCCGCCGTCGAGGCTCAGGCGGTCGTTGAGATCGTCGAGGAGACGGCCGCAGATGCCGCATGCTGCGACAGGCATCGTGCAGCACCCGCAGGATGGCCTCATCCGACCACGTTCTGAGATCGATGATCTCGCCCTCGTCGCGCGTGGCCTCGAACTCGAACGTCGCGCGGAGGATGGCGAGGACATTCCGACGCAGCGCCTCAGCGTCGATCCCCGCGACATCGCACTAGACCTGCCGGGCCTCGACCTGATCAGGCATCGTCGATGTGAGGAGTGCCCGCGCTTCGCGCCGGTCACCGGCATTGAGGATGCCAGTGGGCGTGAGGAGGTTGTACAGGGCTTGCTCGATGACGCGCCGGGCGAGGTAGGCGTCGGGGCTTACGAGCGCTGTCCCCCATTCCGGGGCTTGAACTCGGCGAGGAACGCAGCGTCGTGGCGCGACAGCCAGTCGGCCGACACGGTGACCTGATAGGCGGCGACGAAATAGCGCTCCGCTGCCTCGCTGCGGGCCGCCTGGGCTGCCGCGGTGGGCTCGACGAGGAGGGCATGCTCACGCTCGATCAAGGTCCCAAGGGCATGAGTGGCCACTGCAAAAATTCCTATTATGTTCTAGCATGGCCGCATGGCAGCAGCAGCGAAACATCGACGGCCCAAGCCCGCGGACCCGCTGTGGTATCGCCGAGGGCGTGCCACTGCGTGTGTGGTGTGAGTGTGGGCGCAGCGCCGTCATCCCCATCGCCGACCTGCTACGGCGCGGCGTTCCGCCAGACACGCGGCTGTACGAGGTCATAGACCGGCTGCGGTGCCTAGGGTGCGGCGGCAGGCCCTCGACCGAGGTGCCGCACTAGCCCCGGGGCCTGCCCCAGACGCAGAAATCTCCAACCGGGGAGGGCTGGGGCTTCCACATGAAGAATCAGACTTGAGGGGAATTACTTGAGTGGTCAGCGCCATCTGACAGTCGTGCTTATATCAAGGATTGAAATACCGGCCAAGTACTTCGCAAGTTGTTGCTAAAAACAGTTGTATAATTTACTCTAATGTGATAAATATAATCTGTAAGCGCGGACCACGAGCCTGTGGCGGTCCACCACGAAACGGCAACCGGGAGTAGACCGGCCACCACGAGACGATGCGCATCGTCGCCCAGCCATACGGGGTCGCAACCGTGTAGCCGCTGGCTCCCCAGGGAGGCGAAGGCATTCGAAATGAATGATGGTCGTGGGTGTGGATTCCCCGCCATCAACTGACGATGGGTCACCTCAACTGCCTGATCGTCAGAGAGGACACGCGAGTGTCCGACCGTTGCATGTCCCAGTGGGACAAGGAGACAGGGGTCGAGTTCAGGTACAGGGCAACCGCCTGAGCGGATAAAACCGCAAACGACCAGTTGAGGCGTTGGATGACGCTTGATGGCTCAGAAAACAAGAGACGAACTCCTCCTTGATGATTTCCCTCTGTGAGATCATCAGGGGGGAGTTTAAGCATTGAACTCCACTCTCCTCACAGAAAACAGAAGTGAGGGATCGAAGGGATTGAACGACCGATCCCTGATTACTTCATATCAATGCAAAGCACTTCGCTGCGCGTCGATCGACCGGAGTGCGCGTCAGCGCATGGAGGAAGGAGACGCAGCAGCAGGCTGAGCGTAGCTCGGCCTCACAATCCCTCAGATGACACAGGAAAGAAGCGCACATGACCGACTACATCGAAGGCGGAGAGAGGCGGACCTACACCGCGGCCGAAAGGGCCGCATGGGAGGCAGAGCAGGACCCCGCAGACCTGCCAATCATCCGCCCGCAGGTGATTGCCTCGCAGCACCGCATGCGTGCCCTCATGGCCAAGAGGGAAAGCTTCATCGCCTCACGCCGTAAGGCCAAGCCCCCAGCCAAGTGATCAGGGTTCGCCGCGCAGCAGGCGGACTTCGCTTTGCAGGGATCGTACCATGCGCGTGAGGGCGCTGATCTGCTCGGTGGTCCCAAGGGCGACCTCCTGCGCGTTCTTCGCGACCCTCATCGCCTGATCAGCGGCTCCGTGGTTCACGATGGCTTCGTCTCGCTGCTGAATGAGGGCATCGCCGTAGGCGATCCAAGCGGTCCATGAGGTCGGCCCGCGTCTCCCGTGCTACATCCCGCAGGGCTACCATGCTTTCGTTTAGCCGGGCCTCCATGGCCGTTGCCCAGGCGGGCTGCTGCTGGTCGCTCATCACAGGTCTCTCGGGTCAGCACGGCGTGGTTCTCGGTACGCCGCAGAACCTCATGCACAACTTCGACCTCGGTCGCCAGCGGTCGCTTGGGACCCGCGTCAACGCTGCCGATGAGCGCGCTCGTGACCTCAAGGATGCCATCGAACATGAGCGTGCCAACCGTGCCCGAAGCCTGCGGGAGATCGCCGACGGCTTGACGGCGCGTGGCATCTCCACGGCATCGAAGACCGGTCGTGAGTGGACGGCGATGGGCGTCAAGCTCGTGCTGGATCGGGTCGGGTGATTCTTTGGAGGTCTGGTACGGGCCGACCGTCAGAACCATATCGATTTGCCCTGAGGAGGGAGAGCCATGTCACACGATCCGGACCCAGGCGGCAGCATGCCCGTCTATGTGCCGCCGCCGCCAACCGACGACGGCACCACGGATCGCAGGCCGTCCTCCCACTGGGAACCTACGACCGGGGACGGCAAATGGACCGTCGGTCACGCCGTAACTCTTGTGGTCATGTTCTCTGCGGCATTGCCTTAGCGACGAGCCAGTAGAGCGCGCGTCTGTCAAGTCATCCGAGAATTGGCCACTGTGTAAGCCGCCTACTCGTACAGACGATCAAATTGAGCCAGCAGCATCAGCACGCGCTGATAAGCGGGGATCACTTCGTTGCCTATGAATTGCAGCCGCCTGTTGGCGGTGTTGGCGAGGGTGAGATTAAGGTTCCGGACGATTGTAGGTTGTAATGCCCTCACCGTCCCGGTTCGCGGTCGGATGTAGAGGTTAGAGAAGTCCCTTCTTCGAGACCGTTCAACGAATACCTGCGCATCGGAAAAATCTTTGATGGCCTCCACATCACTGACAAAGTTGTTCATATGTTGCAGAAGATCGTTGCACGAATCGGCTTGGTTGCCTCGCTGAGTTTGGCAAATGGGAAGGGCTTGGCCTAGATATTGGTTGATCGAAAGCACCTCTCTGCTGGGCGCTTAAACCAAGCCGGTCTGGCCGTATGCCGCCGGGGTAATCCAGGGCAGTAGAGCCGACGCTGCGAATAGGCATTGGACCCAGCGACGAGACGGCATCTTCCACTCCTCAGCGCACCCGACAGAACGGTAGCACGCTGCCACAGTGTCAACGGCCTGCGGTATCCCCGCGGCTTCGAAGACCGGTCGTGAGTGGACCGCGATGGGCGACAATCGCGTGCTGGGTCGCGTCGCATAGTTCCACGGTCTGGTCTCGCTGAGGTGCATCGTGCACATTCACCGGCAGTCAGACGGGGCAATCGATGTGGCCGAGAACCGGATTAGAAGGCGCCGCACCGCGGCGCGAACACCACTGCGTAGCCCCGCAGATGAGCCACTGCCGGTATTCTCAGTGACTTCCGAGGCTGAAATAGCCGAGCGGGTCGTGGTTCTCCTGAACCAGTTGTATCCCGGCGTCCGCACCGAGTGGCCCTTAGCGCAGCGACATAACATCGACGCGATCTTCGAGGTTCCTGGTTTTAAGGGCGCGACAACTTGGGGCGTCGAGGTGAAAGCCCTCTATCGCGCCGAAAGGATCAACCAACTTTGGAGACGCCTGATAACGGAGTTTGAGGCGGGTTCGCTGGATCGACTCCTTCTGGTATCGATCGAACCGTTGGATGACGATGCCAAGGACGCGGTGGATCGGGTTCGTCATATCGAACACATAACCGTTCAAGAACTCGAACAGGCGGTGTCGGAACTTGAACCGGGTGAAACGCCTGACATTCCTGCCTCAGATCGCTTCATCCGATCTACCGATAATCAACCCGACATAGACGAAGCCGCGGAAGCGTTAGCGGAGCTTGCGACTCAGGTCGGCGGCTCCAATACCCTGCCGCTGGCACGGGAGGAGCGTGATGCCCTGCTTCAGGAAATCCGCATCTTGAGCGGGATGCTTCAACAGCGGGTAGTTCGGCTCGGACAGGTCCAGTTCGCGATGGGTCATGATGGAGTTCTCAACTATCTAAAGAACAAGCTTCCAGATCACGCTATGGGTGCCGTCGTCAGCAGGGCATTCGATGCGCTGGGGAAGGCATTTAGCTGGTTCTAAGTGCGGTCATGCTCGGGCTCTTAGGCGCACAAGGAAAGCCGCGCGCCCGCCTTTCATGCCTTCGTGTTATGAGACTAATAGAACAAAGACATGATCGATATGTGTGTAACGTTTCACCCCTACCCCTACCCCTACCTACCCCTACCTTTCTAGATGGAATTGTTTCCGTAGTGATCAGGGATGATCATTGTTGATCACTGGTCCCCTTCCTGCCCTGCTGCTTGGTATAGCTGGCATTCGCGAGCCGGATTTCCCGCTCCGTCAGCACGCGCGGATGCGTGAGGAGCTTGCGGGCATCACCTTGGAGACGGAGGTCGCCGCGCTGATGGCGGTCGCCGGTCCGGCGCTCGTGGGGGTGTTCGAGATCATTCGCAGCGAGCGCAAGTGATCACGCCAGACGTGGCGGTAGAAGGTCAGCCGCCCGTGTCGTAGAACAGCCGGAACAGCGCCGCATCTTCCTGGCACTCGAAATGGCCGATGATCCGGGGCGGCCCCTCCTCCGACAACTGGAACACACCCTGGATGTAGTAGTCGCCGTCCGTCAGGTTTGCGCCACACCACTGCCGGACATCTCGCAGGTACGCGGCGTAGGATTGCCCGCGGGCCTCCCTGTATGCTTCCTGCGCGGTGTGCGTCAGGTGGTGCCAGTTTGCGGGGAACGGAGGGGTGACGAAAGCGGGCCAGGGCAGTGTGACGGTGAACCAACCGCTGTCCAGCAGCGCGCGGTTTGGCGGCACATCGAGGTGCCGCCCTGGTCGGCCGGGGTTGCGCGACCGCTCGACGACGTAGGCCGCGGTCCATTCCCACTGTGACCTCAGATGGGCCAAATCGTACGGGAGGCCGACCCAATCCAATTTCCGCTGCCAGTCCATTAGCTCCCGGCGGATGTAGCGCAGCACTCCCTCCGGCGAGTAATCGCGCGGCCGAGCCCAGTGCAGGTAGGCCCGGTCGGCATCGTCAGCCGCCGCGCAGTACACCACGCACCAGTGCTGGCGCTGGCAGACATGCGCATCGCGGGTGAAATTTCGGCGGCACCACGCGCGCACAATAGGCACCAGTTTGTGCACCGCGCGATCCTCGTACTCGCTCTCGATCCAGACGGCATGGAAGCGGTCGGCGCTGCCCGTGGGGGCGCCTCGTCGCGTCTCCCAGGTGTCCGCCATGGCCAGCAGGGGCGTGAAGAACGCATCGATCTCAGCGCGTTTTTCAGGTTCCTCTGCGAGTTGCCGTTCCATCACCTCACGCGCGCCGTCGCCCAGGGCAACGAGTTGATGGAACTCACCGGCCGTCAGCATGCGGATCATCCGCCGCTCGCGTCCCATCACGCCTTCTCCGCTTTGATCCGCCGGGTCTCCTTCAGAGCCTCGACGACGACAGCGCGCACGCCCTCATACACCACTCCCTGCTGCAACGAGGGCGCGAAGCACGCCAAGGTAAACGCGGCCAGTTTCCCATCGTACTGGCTCGCAGGCATGCGGCCGATCCGCAGGGTCATCTGACGGATGAACTCCACATCCCCTCCGTCGAGTTGACGGTGGAGGGAGACGGCCTGCTGCCCCACCCGTATGCAGAGGGTTTCGAAATCCTGCCGGACTCTCTGCGCCAGGATGTCGATGGATGCGGGATCGACCTCGCTCACGCTGCCTCTCCTTCATCCAGCGAATCATCCGTGACGATATCGTTACGGTACATGATCTCGCGGACCTCAGCCTCCGTCATAACCTCGGCGCCCCACAGGTCCTTCCCGACCAATAGGTTGAGTTCGTCCACCGTCTCCTGCCAGCGCTGGCCGCGGTGGTAGACGACGCCGCAGTTGGGCGCGCGGATGCGGGGTCCACTCCCTGGGGTCGATGTGGTCGCTCACGATAGCCACTCCCGCAGCAGCGGGGCGTTGGCTGGGGACTGGCCCGGCGATCGCTGCGCTCGTCTGCGCCAGGGCGATCATGGCCTGCGGGGGCGACCCGCGCGTGATGATGAGGCGCTGCCCGTCACGGGCCAACTGCCGTCGCAGGCGGTTGCAGAGGTAGCGCCACTCGCCCTCCTCCGTCCTGCCGTTGATCGCTGCACTCATGGCCGAATGTCTCCCAGGTGGTGCTTAAGCATCACCTAAGCGACTTCTGTCTCAAAAACACGAATTCGTGTGACTTGAAGAAACGTATGAGGGGGTTTCGAATTACGTCTCTCAGAACCGAGACAAAGATGCCGGGGGTTCGAATCCATTACTGTCGAGGGCGACGAAAGAAGGTGAGGGGGGTTCGAATCGTTTTCGTGGATACAAGAAGGGCGCCTTGCGGCGCCCCGGTAGTTTAAGATCGTGAAGTCGTTTATCAGATGGTCCCCGCTTCGGGATCGGGTTCCAAATACTTCACCCAATCCTCCCACTCCTCCTCTGTGCAGAGGAGCGATTGGGAGTGTGTGTGTCCGGACGGTCCAAACTCCCAGGCTTGGTAGTCTCTCATCCTCACCGTGAGGCCGCCGTCAGCATCCGTGACGATCCTCTCCACGACAGTGGGGAGCAGGGACCTGACCCGTTCACGCGCCGACACGTCACGCTTCTCGCACGCTGCCTCGATGAGGTCGCGCAACTGCTCCTGACCGTCGCCGTCTGGCCGTGCCGCCTCGACTTCAATCGCCAACCTGTCACGGCGCTTCCGCATCTTGTCCACCTCGGCCGACACGGCGAGTAACGCGGCCAGTGCAGTCTCGCTGCCACCAATACCGCGGGCCATCGCTGTCACGCCGCGCTGCCGGTCTGCGATCTGAATGTCCAGGTCCGCGAGTTCCTGCCGCTTGGTCGCGGCTTCGGCCTGCTGCACTTGCGGCAGCCGTGGCGGCGACAGCGAAACCGTTTCCACGATCAGCCGCTCCCACAGCCGTAGGGGAAACCTCGTCTTGTGTCCGCAGCCCTGACCGTGCACGGCTGAGCTACAAACGAGCGCATGCCAATGGTGCTCCGTCCGCGCTAGTCGCGGCTGACCCCACTCCTCCCGTAGCCTGCCCCCGGCCCTCAGCGTGAGAGGTGAGCCACAGACACAGAAGACGAGCCGCGTGAACATGTTCGCAACGGTTGGGGAGTAGGAGCCCCCAGTGCCTTTCCGACGTGCCGCAGAAACGTCACGCACCGCGACCCACAATTCTGAACTGACGATCTGCGGGTAGATGCGCGCCTCGCCTTTCGCGATGCGCTTGGTCCCCTCCGCCCGCGACAGAGTGGCAAAACCAAGCACCCTCCGATCAGAGAGAATCTTCCCCACGCGACTTGGTAACCATGCGTGCAGCCTTGGCTGCGCGCCCCCCTCTATCGAGCCGCCAAGGGTTGGAACCCCCTCCCGGTTGAGCAGAGCCGCGATCTTGTCCCGCCCCAACCCCCCGGCCGCGAGCGCGAAGATGCGATTGACGACCTCAATCTTATCCTCTTGCTTGACATATTGTCCTTTGCGCAATCGCAGCCAACCGGGGCAATGTCGAGATAATGGCGTACCCTTATCGAGCGCCGCCTTATGCTTTCCCTGCCAGACATGGAGTAACATTTCTGATTTTCTTAGGCTTTCTCCGTAGGCTTGCTGGATGCGGGCCAGCAGGGAATGGACCTCACTACTGTTTATCGCATCGACATCGTAAATCTTACCATCCTCGGCGGTGACCAGGATGACGCCTGCCCGGAGGATTGTGGTGACAATCTCCAAGGCGTCCATGGTCACTTCACGGCTCAGCCGATCAATCGCTTCAACCAGAAGAACATCTCCGGCGGGGATTTCTTTCTCGTTGATTTTTTGCAGAATGATTTTGAGCCCGCCCTGCTTTCGATTACGCCCACGAAAAGCAGAAATCCCAAGATCGCGGATTGGGTCGCGTAATATCAAACCCAATTGCTGGGCAACTTCTTCGCCCCGTTGGGTCTGTCGAGCAATCGAGTCCCCTGCGATCTGGTCCGGGGTCGAAAACCTAACATAGGGCCACGCGGATCGACCGCGCAGATTGGCTCTTGCAATCATCGAGGGTCTCTGGTTGGGTTCCCACAACCTAGCCAAGTCTCAGCGACGAGGCCAGTCTGGTTCGAGCCCACCCGGAAGGTGGTGGAACTCATCCTCAAGAACGCCTCCATCGCCGCAACCGGCATCTGGCAGGCGGAGGATGACGGCGTGCTGAACCCGGCCACGGTGCGCCTGGTGCCCGGCGCCATCATCCCCAAGGCGCAGGGCTCGGCGGGCCTGACGCCGCTGGCGGCGCCGGGCAATTTCGATGTCTCGCAGCTGATCCTGAACGATTTGCGCGCGCGCATCCGCGGCGCGCTGCTGGCCGACCGGATCGAGGCTTCCGACAAGGCGGCAATGACGGCGACGGAGGTGATGGCGCGCAGCGCCATCTCCATCCGGCTGCTCGGCGCCATCTATGGCCGCCTGCAGGCGGAGCTGCTCGGGCCGCTGGTGGCACGCTGCCTTTCGGTGCTGCGCCGGCGCGGGGAGGTGCCGCCGCTGTTCGCCGATGGGCAGGAGGCGCGGCTGGTCTATGCCTCGCCGCTGGCGCGCGTGCAGGCGCGTGCCGATGCCGCCGACACGCTGCTGTTCCTGCAGGCGGCCTCGCAGCTCGGCGCGGAGGCGCAGGCGGTGCTGGATGCGCCGGCCGCCGCGCGCTGGCTGGCCCGCACGCTCGGCGCGCCGCCCGAGATCATCCGTCCCGTGACCCAGAACCAGGAGTGAGCACCGGCATGACCGAGAACCTTCTCGACGCCGCGACCGAGAACGCCAGTGCGGGCATGCGGCCCGCCGAGGTCCCGGAAAAGTTCTGGGACGAGGCGAAGGGCGCGCTGCGCGTCGATGCGCTGCTGAAATCCTATGTCGAGCTGGAGCGCCGGCTGTCGCAGCGCTTCGCGCCGCCTGGCGACGATGCGCCTGAGGAGGACCGGCTGCGCTGGCGCCGCGCGCTGGGCATCCCGGACAGCCCCGATGGCTATGAGGTGACGGCGCCGAACGAGCTGCTGACGCCGGATGCGACGGTGAACCAGCGGCTGCACGAGGCCGGCTTCAACGCCCGACAGGTGCAGCTGGTGTACGATCTGGCGGCGGAGCGCCTGCTGCCGCTGATCGCCGAGGCCGCATCCGAGTTCGAGGCCGGGCGGCAGGTGGAAAAACTGCGCGCGCATTTCGGTGGCGAGGACCGCTACCGCCGCATCGCCGCCCAGCTATCCGCCTGGGGCCGCGCGCATCTGCCGGAGGCGGTCTTCACCGCCCTGTCCTCGACCGCCGATGGCGTGGTGGCGCTGCACCGGATGATGGAGGGGCGCGAGCCCGCCCTGTCTCGTGACGCGCAGGCCGAGGCGGGGCCGGATGAGGCGGAACTGCGCAAGATGATGCGCGACCCGCGCTACTGGCGGTCCCGCGAACCGGATTTCGTGAAGCGCGTGACGGAAGGCTTCCGGCGCCTGGTTCGCGAATAGCCGCGGGGCGGATGGCGCGGGCTTCGACAGGTCCCCATTCGCCCCGCCCTGAATTCCCCGCAGGCAACCCGCAAGGGCCCGCGGTTTCGCGCCGTGGCGCCGGCCCCCCAGGGGCAACCGGCTCCGCGGCCTCATTCCCCCTGATCCGGAGCCGAAAGATGTCCGCATCCACCCAGATCGACGCCGTCTTCACCCGCCAGTTCCAGGCCGAGGTGCACGAGGCCTACCAGCGCCAGGGCAGCAAGCTGCGCCCGACCATACGTGCCAAGACCGGGGTGACCGGCACCAGCACCTTCTTCCCGAAGGTCGGCAAGGGCATCGCCGCGGCGAAGACGCGGCATGGCTCCGTGCCGGTGATGAACCTGGAACACGCGCAGGTGGAATGCGTGCTGCAGGACTACTATGCCGGTGACTGGATCGACCGGCTGGACGAGCTGAAGACCAATGTCGACGAGCGCAGCGTCGTCGCCAATGCCGGCGCCTATGCGCTGGGCCGCAAGACCGACGAGCTGATCATCGCCGCGCTGGACAGTGCGACGCGCGATGCCGTGGGCACGGCGGCCGGCACCACCGATGCGGACGGGCTGACCAAGGCGAAGGTGCTGCTGGCCTTCGAGATGATGGGCGCGGCCGAGGTGCCGGACGATGCCGGGCGCTTTGCCGTGGTCGGCTGGAAGCAGTGGTCGCAGCTGCTGGACATCGAGGAATTCGCATCGTCCGAATATGTCGGCGACGATGCGCTGCCCTGGAAGGGCAGCCAGGCGAAGCGCTGGCTCGGCGCAATGTGGATGCCGCATTCCGGCCTGACCAAGTCCGGCGCCCTGCGCTACTGCTACTTCTACCACCGCACCGCCATCGGCCATGCCTCCGCCGCCGAGGTGGAGACCGACATCACCTGGCATGGCGACCGCGCCGCACATTTCGTCGCGAACATGATGAGCCAGGGCGCCGCGCTGGTCGATGATCTCGGCGTCGTGCGGATGCGCGCGGCGGAGTAGCGGCGATGCCCTCTCCCCCATCGGGGGAGAGGGCCGGGCGAGGGGGCGTCACCCCTCGCCACATGACACACCCCTCCCGCAGCAGGACCCACATCATGGCATTGACCGCGCTCGCGCTGTGTTCGCGCGCCCTGCTGCGCCTCGGCGCGCAGCCCGTCGCCTCGCTGGATGAAGGTACCGCGGAGGCCGAGGTGGCGGCGAACCTCTACGCGCCGGTGCGCGACACGTTGATCGCGGCGCATCCCTGGTCCTTCGCCACCGGCCAGGCTGACCTGCCACGCCTGTCCGTCGTGCCGCAGGCGGACATGGCGCACGCCTTCCAGCTGCCGGGCGGCTTCCTGCGGGCGCTGTCCGCCGGCGTCGGCGGCCGCGGCCGCGGCATGCCCTACCGCATCCACGAGGACCGGCTGCACGCGGATTCCCCGTCGGTGACGCTGACCTACATCTTTCGGCCGGACGAGAGCGCCTTCCCGCCCTTCTTCGCCCAGGCGCTGGTGGCCCGGCTCGCGGCCGAGTTCTGCCTGCCGCTGACCGAAAGCCAGTCCCGTGCCGAGATGCTGTTCCGCCTGGCCGAGACCGAGCTGCGCGGGGCGAGGCTGGTGGACAGCCAGCAGGACACGCCGCGCGCCATCGAGCATTTCCCGCTCGTCGATGTGAGGGGCTGAGGCATGACGCTCGCGACCCGTCGCATCAAATCCAGCTTCACCGCCGGGGAGTTGGCGCCGGAGCTGTTCGGCCGCGCCGACCTGCGCGCCTTCGAGAATGGCGCGCGCCGGCTTCGCAACGTCGTCATCCAGCCGACCGGCGGCATCGCCCGCCGCCCGGGCCTCGTGCATGTGGCGACTCTGCCTGGCACCGCGCGGCTGATGGCCTTCGAGTTCAACACGGAGCAGACCTACCTGCTGGCGTTGAGCGACGCGCGGCTGCAGGTGTTCCTCGGGGATGCCGAGGTGGCTTCCCTGCCGGCACCCTGGACCGCGGCGATGCTGCCGCAGCTGTCCTTCACGCAGAGCGCCGACACGCTGCTGCTGTTCCATCCGGAACTGCCGCCGCAGCGCCTGACACGGAGCAGCCACGCCGCCTGGACCATCACGCCCTTCGTCTTCGGCCGCGTGCCGTTCCATGCTTTCCGGCCGGATGTCGTGCTGACGGCTTCGGGCACCAGCGGCATCGTCACCGTCACGGCCTCCGCCCCGCTGTTCCAGCCCGGGCATGTGGCCACGCGGATGCGGCTGAAGGGGCGGCGGATCCAGATCCTCGCGGTGCCGGATGCGCTGACCGCGACGGCGCATTGCGACGAAGTGCTGGTCGATGCGCTGCCGACGAATGACTGGCAGGAAAGCGCCTTCAGCGCCGTGCGCGGACAGCCCGTCTGCGCCTGCTTCCACCAGGACCGCCTGGTCCTGGGCGGGTCGCGGGACCTGCCGAACCGGCTGTGGCTGTCGCGCACCGGCGATCTCGGCGATTTCGACAGTGGCAGCGGGCTGGACGACGAGGCGATCGAATTCGCGCTGGTCTCCGACCAGGTGAACGCGATCCGCGCCGTGTTCTCCGGCCGCCATCTCCAGGTGTTCACCTCCGGCGCGGAGTGGATGGTCACCGGCGATCCGCTGACGCCCTCCTCCATCCAGCTCAACCGCCAGACGCGAATCGGCACGGCGGTGGAACGCCAGGTGCCGCCGGTGGACGTGGATGGCGCCACGCTGTTCGTGGCCCGGTCCGGCCGTGGCGTGCACGAATTCGCCTACACCGATGTCGCCGATGCCTACCAGGCCAATGACCTGGCGCTGGTGGCGCGGCACCTGGTGCGGACGCCGGTATCCATGGCCTACGACCAGACCGCGCGGCTGCTGCATGTGGTGATGGAAGATGGCGGCATCGCCACGCTGACGCTGTACCGCGCGGAGCAGGTGACGGCCTGGACGCGGCTGGAGACCGCGGGCGCGTTCCGCGCCGTCGCCGAGACCGAGGGCCGCGTCTTCGCCGTGATCGAGCGCTTCGGCACGCACCGGCTGGAGCGCTTCGACGACGCGATCGGGTTCGACGCGGCGCTGAGCGGCACCGCCGCGCTGCCGCAGGATGTCTGGTCCGGCCTTGCGCATCTGGAGGGCCGGCAGGCCGGCGTGCTGGCCGATGGCGCGCCGCGCGCGGCGGAGACGGTGGTGGATGGCGCCATCCTGCTCGACCCGCCCGCGGCGACGGTGCAGGCTGGGCTGCCGTTCCGCCACCTGATCGAGCCGCTGCCCACCGCGCTCGGTGGCGCCTCCGGCGCGGCGGCGGCGCCGCTGCGGCTGGTCTCGGCGACCTTCCGTGTGCTGGCGACGCCGGCTCTGGAGGTGGATCTCGGCCGCGGCGCGCAGCCGGTGCCGTTCCGCCGGCTGGATACCGCACTGCTCGATGCCGCGCCGGCGCCCTTCACCGGCGATATCGCGCTGCGCGCGCTCGGCTGGCGGCGGGACGCGATGGCGCCGCTGTGGCGGATCGAGGGCGAGACGCCGCTGCCGCTGACGCTGCTTTCCGTCACCACCGACATGAGGATCACCAGCTGATGGCGCAACTCGCCCCCATCGCGGCCGCCATCGGCGCGGGCGCTTCGATCTATGGCAGCGTGCAGCAGGCGCAGACGCAATCGGCCAACGCCAAGGCGCAGGCCACCGCGGCCCGGGAGCAGGAGGCGGCGCGCGTGGCGCAGGCCAGCGTGCAGCAGGCGGTGGAGGCCCGCGCGCGCGAATCGCGGCTGGCCGGGACGCTGGCCTCGGCCCGGGCGCGCCTGGCTGCCGGCGGCATCTCCGCCGACGAGGGTTCGGCCGCCGCGCTGACCGCCGGGCTGGAACGCGATGCCGCCGCGGCGCAGTCGGACAGCGACCAGGTCTTCGCCGCGCGCATCGCCGCCGGCCGGCGCAGCCTGCTGAACAGCGACGGATCGCTGACCAGCTGGCTGCGCGCCGGCAGCACCTTCGGGACATCGCTGCGCAACCTGCTGGATTGATCCCGCACCCACCCCCACAGAGTCCGGAGCCCATGATGGCCGAGCATATCCGCATCGGCGACGTCGCGCCGCGCGTCCAGTATCTGGGCGACGGCACGCGCGTTGCGTTCACCTATCCCTTTCCGATCTTCCGGGCCGAGGAGCTCGAGGTGCGCCTCGATGGCGTGCTGCTCGGCGGCGGCTTCGAGGTTTCCGGCGCCGGGCGGAGCGAGGGCGGCACCGTCATCCTCGCCAAGCCGGCCGCGAGCGGCAGTACCGTGACTCTGCGCCGGACCATTCGTGTCGAGCGCAGCACGGATTTCCAGGACAACGGCATCCTGCGCGCCCGCACCCTGAACGACGAGCTGGACCGCCTGGTCGCCACCCTGCAGGAGCAGCGGGAGGATCTGGCCTCCACCCTGCGGCAGGACCCGGCGGAGGTCGGCGGCAACCTGGTGCTGCCGCTGCGCAGCGCGCGGGCCAACCGCCTGCTGGGCTTCGACGGCACCGGCAACGTGGTGGTCCTGCCGCGTGAATCCGGCCTGATCAGCGCGCCCTTCCCTGGCGCCGTGCCCTTCACCGTGGAGGACAAACTCGGCGAACAGCTCAGCGCGCGGGATTTCGGCGCCACCGGAGACGGCGTGACGGAGGATGGGCCGGCGCTGCAGGCCGCGATGAACGCGGCGGGCGCGTCCGGCAAGGTGCTGCTGATTGGCGAGGGCACCTTCCGCACCGCGCAGCCGCTGACGCTGCCGGGCGCGGCCGCGGGCCTGACCATGCGCGGCACCATCCTGTATGCCGGCCCGGCCGGGCAGGCGGCGCTGACGCTCGGCGATGGCGGCACCGCGCGCAACGCGAGCAAGCGGCACAGCGGGCTGTCGGTGATCCGCGACGGCATCGGCGACTGGCTGAACGAGGCCGAGATCGGCATCCTGCTGCGCAACCACGATGCCTCCCTCATCGAGGTGCGGCGTGTCGAGGGCTTCACCATCGGCGTGCGGACCCTGGGCGATGGTCGCGGCTTCGAGGATTGCACGCTGATACTCGGCCGCATCGTCAACAACCGCATCGGCCTGGATGCACACACGCTGACGGCCGGCGCCTGGAACACCTCCATCCGCTACTATGGCGGCCATTTCGCCGTTGGTTCCACCGTGCATGTGGACAAGGACCGCTTCGGCATCCGGCTGTCGGCCGCGCCCGGCGTCTATGTCGCGCACAACCGCCACGTCTTCGACGGGCCGAATTTCGAGCTCAACGCCGAGGGCCGCCCGATCGTGGGCATTCCCTTCCTGTGCGAGGTGAACAGCCGCGCCGTGATCGCGCGCGGCCTGCGCATGGAAGGCTGCAGCGGCTTTGTGGCGCGCCACACCGCCGCCGCGCAGGACCATGTCTATGAGGTGGCCTGGGCCAGCCAGGGCTATGCGGTGGATATCGAGCACACCGGCACCGCGACCCGGCTCGGCGGCGCGGTCCGCACGCTGCACCAGGCCGCGGCGCATCGCGAGGCGACGCGGGAGGTGGCGGCCACGCCCGGTCTGCGCGCCGCCGCCATCCGCTGGAGCGCGACGGAAACGGGCTTCGAGCGCATGGCCTGCCTGTCCTCCAACGTCTCCGGCACGCCGTCCGGCCTGGCGGATTTCGCCTTTGCCGCGCTGGATTCCTACGGCCTGACGGAACGCGGCGTGCTGCTGACCGGCGGGCGCGGCCTGGGCTTCGTGGTGGACACGCGCGGGTGCCGGGACTTCGCGCTCGGCGTCGATGCGGACCAGCCGCGGATGGTGGTGATGACCTTTGACGCCGCCGGCACCCTGCTGACCGATGCCGGCGGGCCGCTGGTGCTGGCCTCCGGCCAGTCCATGCAGTGGAATGCGGCGGCGCGCTGGTGGCAGGGCGGTTCCGACATGAACGATGCGGGGCTGACGCGGCTGCAGGCGCTGCGCCTGGCGCCGAATGTCGCCACCGCCATCATCGGCGTCGCGCGCATCTCCGCGGATTACGAGTTGCGCGCGCTGCGCCTGAACTGCGATCCGCGGCATGCGCCGGCGCTGCTGTACGGCCTGCCCGGCCTGCGGATCGGCGTGCGGGACCTGGCGGCGGATCTGGCTTGGGACCCGCCTTCCATCGCCGCTGGCGGCAGCGCCACGGTCAACGTGCCGCTGCCGGGCGCAAGGCCCGGCGATTTCGCGCAGGCGGCGTTCTCCCTGGCCACCTCGGGCATGGTCTTCCTGGCGCAGGTCGGTGCGCAGGATGTGGTGACCGTGACGGCCTGGAACCGCACCGGCGTCGCGGTGGACCTCGGCGCCGGCACCGTGCGCGCCCGCGTGGTGAAGGCATGAGGCGACCGACACGGGCGGCGCCCAACGTCTCACCGCTGCCGCGGGAGACGCTGGAGGCGGCGATGTTGCGCGTCGCCGGGGACTACGCCGCCTTCGTCGCATCCTGGCCGCGGGGGGAGGCGGTGCCGGACCCTAAGGCCTTCGCCGCGCACCAGGCCGCGGCGCGCGCGGCGCTGGCGCATATGCAGGAACTCGCGGCCCTGTCAGGCGGCGACGCCAAGCCGGCGGAGGCCGAGGAAGATGAGGTGCTGAGCCGGATGCGCGAGGAGATGGCGAAGGAAAGCGAGGCATGAGCGAACGGCCCGCCGACCTGCTGGAATTCGCCTGGATCTGGAACCGTCTGGCGAACCTCGGCACACCGGCCGTGCATCGGCGCATGCTGCGCTGGCTGGCCGATCGCGGCGAGGCAGGTGACCTGCGGATGCTGCTGATGGCGTTCCGCGGCTGCGGCAAATCCACCCTCGTCGGCCTGTACTGCGCCTGGCAGCTGTACCGCGCGCCGGAGACGCGCATCCTCGTCGTCGCCGCCGACCATGCTCTGGCCACGCGCATGGTGGCGACGGTGCGGCGCATCCTCGGCCGGCATCCGCTGTGCGGCGCGCTGCTGCCGGACCACGGCGAGGGATCCTGGGCGTCCGACCGCTTTACCGTGGCGCGGCAGGCGGTCCTGCGCGATGCGTCCATGCTTGCGGCCGGCATCGGCGGCAACATCACCGGCGCCCGCGCCGACCTCATCGTCTGCGACGATGTCGAGGTCGCCGGCAATTGCGGCACGCCCTACCAGCGGGAGGAGTTGCGCGAGAAGCTGACGGAGACCGAGTTCGTGCTGGTCCCCGGCGGCCGCATGCTGTTCGTCGGCACGCCGCATTGCGCCGAGAGCCTGTACGCGGACGGCCCGGGCGCCTTCCTGTCCGGCTACCGCCGCCTGGTGCTGCCGCTGCTGGACGAGGCGGGCGGCAGCGCCTGGCCGGAGCGTTTCACCCCGGGCGGCATCGCTGCGCTCCGCACCCGCGTCGGCCCGCTCGCCTTCCGCCGGCAGATGCTGCTGGAGGCGGTGGCGGAGGATGCGGCGCGGCTCGATCCTGGCCTGATCCTCCGCTACGCGGCGGATACCGAGTACCGGGAAGCGAATGGCCGCGGCGTGCTGACGCTGATGGGCACGCAGATCGTCTCCGGCGGAGGCTGGTGGGACCCGGCCTATGGCCGGCCCGGCACCGGCGATGCGAGCGTGCTGGCGGCGACCTATGCCGATGGCGAAGGCCGCCACTACCTGCACCGCGTCGCCTACCTGCTGCACGACCCGGAGGCGGAGGAGGATGCGGCGACCCAGCAATGCCGCGCCGTGGCGCACATTGCCCGCGACCTGCTGCTGCCGGTGTTGCGCGTCGAGACCAACGGCATCGGCAAGTTCCTGCCCGGCCTGCTGAAGCGGGAGATGCAGCGTGCCGGCACGAATTGCACGGTGCTGGAGGCGACCAGCCGCCGTGCCAAGGCGGAACGCATCCTGGCCGCGCTGGACCCGGTGCTCGCCGCCCGCCGCCTGCTGGCGCATGAAAGCGTCTTCCGCACCCGTTTCGCGCGGGAGATGGCGGAATGGCGCCCGGATGCGCCGGGCCAGCACGACGATGCGCTGGACGCGGTGGCCGGATGCCTGCTGTCCGAGCCGGTGCGGCTGCCCGGTGCGCCGCCGCTGCGGCCGGCGACGCTGCCGTGGCGCGGCGCGCCCGGGCTAGCCTGAGGGGTTCCTCAGGCTGATTTGCGCGGCGCGATCTCGATCTCGTGCCGCTCGAGCCCTTCCGCCGTCGCCTCGTACCGCCCGTCCGGCCGCAGCCGGGCCAGGCCCATGCCGGAAAGCCGTGCCAGGCAGGGGCCATCCTTCAGCCCGTCCGGGCGTCCCGGCCGGCCGACCAGCGTCAGCCGGTGCAGCGCCGAGCGGCAGCAGGTTTCCAGATAGGGCTGGTTCCACATCGTTCCGAATATCCGTCCTGCCGTCGTGTCCCGCCGTCCCCAGGGTGGCCCCGCCGCCGCATCCCTTCAAGGAGCACGCCCATGATGCCCGATATCCCGCCGCAGATCCTGAACGCGCTGGCGGATGCGCCGCTCGCGGCGCTGATGCTGTGGATGCTGCACAACCTGCGGCGCGAGATGCAGCAGCGTCCGGATGCGCCGCCGCCGCCGCCCGCCGCCCCGTCGCACAATGAACTCGCCGATTTCAAGCTGGAGGTGGCACGTACCTATGTGCCGCTGTCGCTGATCCGAGACCTGGATACGCGCCTTTCGCTGCAACTGCTGCGGATCGAGGAGAAGCTGGACGAGGTCAGCCGCACCGCCACCACGGCGACCGCCATCGCCGGCCAGACCATGCCGAACCGCAAGATGGGCTTCGGAGTGCGGGCCGAGACGGAGGTCGGGCGATGA